ACTCGGATATTGCTGATATGATAAAGCGAAAGGGGTTTGCAAAGGAACGCATCCGCGCTGATTGCGCAGAGCCAAAGAGTAATGAAGATTTGCGGCGATTGGGGATATCACGCATAATGCCATCTGTTAAGGGCAAAGACTCGGTGCTTAACGGTATTGCGCAGATACAGGAATATAAAATTTTTGTGCATCCGAGGTGTAAAAACGCTATTGCTGAGTTGTCAAGCTATGCATGGAAAAAGGATAAGGGTGAAAATGGGGTTAATGAGCCAGAAGATAAGAACAATCATTTAATGGACGCGCTGCGCTATGCGTTTTATGATGTTAAATACTTTAAGCCTCAAAACCCCGATACGCCGAGGCGTAAGCCAACAAGTGAAGAAAAATTTATAAAAAAACACGGAATTAAGTTAGAGGATATTGGTTTCAGATAAGGAGAATAGATGAATAATTGGAATTTTTATATGACAATTTTTATTGCTTTGATTTTTGTATTTGTGGCATTCGCTGTTTTTGCAATAGGCTTTCTACTTGGGTATAAGAGTGAGGATAATCGAATTATGAAAAGAAAACAGCAGACTGAAATACAGGAAAGCGATAAAGAAAAGAAAGCTAAAAAAGAATGGAAAAAATTTTTGGAATATGACGGAAGCTCGCCCGTAGGACGTGAGTAAATATAAGAGATTATAATGATTGTTGGAAGTGGAAATATTTTATATTTCCACTAAAGAGCCGATATATCGGCTCTAAAACAACCAAATTAGAAAAATTTGGTTGTTTGGCAACATCTTTGATAATGGATATGGTCAAGTTTTCTTTGAAAACTTGTTGCCAAATCGAAGATTTGGCATGGAAATAGCAAAAATTTGCTATTTCCACCTTCAATAGCCATTATAATTTCCTTTACCATAGGAATTTATTATAAAAAGGAGAAAGAAAAATGGATGAAAATTTTGACGTTCAGGACACCACACCTGAATACAGTCAGGAGAAAGAAACAGATTTTAACCCGACAGAAGACACATTAGTTACACCAAACATTGAAGAAGCTGTCGAGGAAAATATCACGCGAGATACAGAAGGCTTACCGACGCAGGAATCTGTATCAGAAAAAGGAAAAGCAACCGAACCGTTTATTTCGGTGCAGTATAATCACAAAAATCGGGATTTTACAAAAGAGGAAGCTATTAAGTTTATTCAAAAAGGGATGCACACCGAGTCTTTGCGCGCAAAATTGGAATATCTTGCGAAAGCGCAGGGTACGGACGTTAATTCGCTTGTAGAAAAAATTATAACGGCTCCCGAAAAAGCATATCGGGCGCATTTGGAGCAAACGTATGGAAAAGACAGTCCCGACGTGGAAATAGGTATGGCTATATACAGGGAAAAGCAATCTGATGAATATAAAAGGTTGATGAGTGAGAGTGAAAACAGTATTGAAAATGAAGAAAGAAATAAGAGTGTTAATTCACGGCTTGCGGATGAATATATGAATCTGAAGGCGGAAATGCCTGAAGCACCCGAATATAGCGATTTGCCTGATTCGGTGATTATTGAAGCCGCAGAAGGAAAAAGAGATTTGTATTCTGCGTATCTGCGTTATTTACATAAAGAAAAAGTAAAAATTGATGCCGCAAAAAACACAGAACAAGCGGCGACTACCGCAAGCTCGGGTAAGATGGGACAGAATAGCAGCGATAGTATGAATTCTACGGACAGAAACTTTTTATCGGGGTTGTGGGAGAAGTGAAATGAAAAAAAGGAAGGTAAAAAATTATGGCAAATGTATTTGAACATGCAAGTAAATATGTAAACGAACTTGACAAGATGATTGTTCAGGAATCTAAAACAGGCTTTATGGCCGACGGTAAATTTAAGGCAAAATTTAAGGGCGCAAAGATTGTTAATATTCCGCAGATTGATTTTGACGGTCTTGGCTCTTACACAAGAGACGGCGGCTACTCTAAGGGTGGCGCAAACTTTAACTATAAATCCTATGAGCTGACAAAGGAGCGTAGTAAGCAGCTTGTTATTGATGCGCAGGATGCGGATGAGACGGGTATTTCTTCGCTTGCGGGTAAAATTGTCGGCGAATATACACGCACTAAGGTTAACCCCGAAATTGACGCTTATGTGCTGTCAAAGCTATACGGTATCGCTAACGAAAACGGTAACGTTGAAGACTTTGTTGCTGATAATGCAGTGGAGATTATGCTTGACAGTATTAACAAGGCGGAGGCTGCAAGCGGCTATACAAACGAGCAGATGGTGGCTTTTGTTGACCCTGTTATGTATGCGGCGCTTATGACCAGCGATAAGCTTCAGCGCAGTATTACCGTAAGTGATTTTGATCAGGGCGCAGTAAGCCTTAAGGTTAAGTGCATTAACGGTTGTGCGATTATTCCTGTAGCGGCAGACAGAATGAGAACCGATTATGAATTTACGGAAACCGGTTTTGCGGCTGCTGCGGACGCGGGCAATATTAAGGCGATTGTTTTGCCGAAGTCGGCAGCGTCACTTGTGAAAAAGGTTGATAAGGTGGATATTTATACACCTGACATTGTGCAGGATATGGATGCGTATAAGATTAATTTCAGACTGTATTACGTCTGCTTTGTTATGGATAACAAGAAGGGTCTTGTGTTTGCGATTATTGGCGAATAAGGAATTAAAAAAGAGGTTGCTTGAGCAGCCTCTTTTTTAAAATGAAGAATGAAAAATGAATGATGAATAATTAAGGTGTTCGTCGTTGGCGAACGGATGTAAAAGGGAAACGAGGAGTGAACGTATTGCCGCGTGGCTTTGTCGTGTGCTATGACACGTTTTTAGAGAGGGTGGAGATATGTAGAAATGGGAAGTAAGAAAAGAAAATGGTTTCAAAAAGGCGCATTTGAGGATGGGTATCAGTTTGGTGACGTTTTTAGGACGGTAAAAAATGCTATAGACAAAGATGAAGAAAAATTGAAAGCGAATAAAAATAAGATAACTAGGATTTCGCAAGAGAAAAAAGAAACGCAGAGTCAGAAGTCAAATAATATAAAAAACAATTTTGCAGAGGTTGAAAGCGGAAGCGCAGGAAAAAGACGCTTATTTACACGGGTTGCAATATAAGATGGATAAAGGCGATGCTTTGAGAGCGCAAGAGAAACGCTCGAACGGTCAGACTTTAACTGATAGAGAAATTGAAGCGGAGCAGAGAATTAAATGGTTAAACGGTAGTATTACCGCTGATAATTTAGATGAAAGTAAACACAAGGGGACGGTTCTGCTGTATCGAGAATAAGAAAAACTGATTTTTGAAATTGGTAGGAAAATTAAATAAAATAAAAAAGATAACGGTTGTTTTAAGGACAGCCGTTATCTTTTTTGAAAGTAGGATGATTCAATGGATAAAAAAATTAAACTAAAATCAAAAACGATATGGTCTGAATACGAAGCGGGTCAGCAGTACAAAAACGGTATTGGTGACAAGGGTATTCACGATCAAGCGAGAATAAACGAAAGATTTTTTGTAGGTGATCAGTGGCACGGTGTAAATGCCGGTAATGAAAAGCCGCTGACAAGACGAAATATTATAAAGAGAATTGGTGAATACAAGATGGCTACTATCGGTAGCGCGCCAATTGCGGTAAACTATAGCGCAGAGGGTGTACCTGATACAACCGATATTAGTGCAGGTAACGTTGTAAGAGAACAACTGATTGGCGGCGAGGTGCCGCAGGGGAGTGCTACTGACGCTGAAATATCGGTTGTGATGAACGCGCTTACAGATTACTTTAAGATTACAGCCGAGAGGTTAAAGTACGACGATAAAAAGGATCAGATGCTTAGAAACGCATATATTTCGGGCACGGGTATTTTATATACGTATTGGGATGGTTCTGTTCGCACGGGGTTATACGCTGACGAAGGCAGAACAATGGCGATAACGGGCGATATTGCATGTGAGGTTCTGGATATTGAAAACGTGGTATTTGGCGACCCCAACAATGAAGACGTAGAAAGTCAGCCGTATATCATTATAGCCCGTCGTATAGATATTGATGCGGTGCGACGCGAAGCCGAAAAGTACGGTCAGGCTACAGATGATATTGTACC